TGTTTAGCTTTGAAGATGGTTTTATGAGTGAAACAAGATAAACAATTAAATTGCTTTACATTAAAGATGATGAGAACAGGGTTCGATATGACAGGTCAAAACGACAACCGTGGGGGTGATATTATACAGGGTATGATTAACATTATCCAACCAATTTTTGAACAAGGAATAGTGTTGGCTGCAGAGTATTCTAAAGCTTGTGGTCGGGATGTTATGTTAGATCAAGACATTGAATATGCAATGAGATATTGTATAATGCACCGTGTTGGACAACACAGTGGTTCAATTTTTGGTGAAGAAAACACTTTAAATCTAGAAGAGGGTATGGAAATTGAAGAAGATGAAGATGATGAGATTGAAATAGTCCCAGTTGATGAATTGCCAGCTTTCACTAGATACACGGGAAACAATTCTCAGATTATTCGTATTAACCAAGCATATGATGAATGGAACAATTGGAAACCCGAAAGTCCCGCTCAGGAGATATTAAAAAATGCGTTAGATAATAATGAGTTCGAAATCCGAGATACCTCAACCTGAAGGGTGGAACCTGACAATCAATAAGGACTTTAAATATATAGATGAAGACACTGAGAGTGAGTGTAGTGAGTATTCATTTATAGATGATTTTGTCCCCCCTATTCAGAAGAAGAAAAATTTCAAGAGTGTGATGACTAAGGAAGAATTTCTTCCAGAATAATTATCTTTGTAATTAATATAAAATGTCTGCCGTGTCTACCACCGCGCAAGAAGTTGTTAAGACCGTTGCCTCAGAACTCGAAGTCCAATCCCTCAACGCCGTTGTTGGTGGTTTCGCGTTCGCCGCCGCTCTCTCTTGGATGGACCTTGTTCGATTCCTCGTTCAAGCGATTGTCCGTGTGAAGAGCAACGGTGGTGCCCACTACGCCTTGACTGCGCTACTCACCACAGTGCTTTCAATCGTGGTGTTCTTGGTTGTCCGCACACTCAACAAGGACATCAAGCGTCCAACTCAACCAATCTACGCGGTTACTCGCTAAGTGGTGTTTTGGGTCTAGTTACATAAATAGCAAATATACCAAATATAACAATGATGGCAATGGCAATATACACTTTGTATTTATGCCAATCCCATCTATCAACATCATCAAATTCTGGGATGCTGATTGGTGGAGGTAAAGAAACATCTCTCTTTACTTTTGAAATAATCTTTTCGCGAGAACATTTTATTTTGAATTTGAGACTATAATTTGAATTTCTAAAATCATATGGAACAAGTTTTCCACCACTTGAATAGAAAAACTCAAGTCTTAAATTTTGTAGGGTGCTTTGGACACCCGAATTAAAATCATACTCAACCAAATCATCTGAGTTTATAAATTTAGAGGATTCTCCTTGTTGTAAATGAATTTTACCTGTATAATGTGGATTATTGTAATAAATATCTTTTGAATAAACATCTGAACCACAAGTAAATCTCAACAATACTGCATTTGGACCACTTAAATTTATAGCACCAGATTCAATTGTATTTGCACTAGAAGAAACATCTGAGGCTGAGAAACCCAAAACTTCATGTGGTGTTGTTAATGCATTATTTATATCTGAACCATTTGTTCCTGATTTAAATTTAAAAGTAAATGCAGAAGAACCAGTAAATGTAAGAGAATTTGTATTACTACTGTAAATTACATTTGACACTGGAGTTGCAGATAATGCAGTTTTCAGATCAGAAGCTAGGGTAGTTCCATCTGTATAATTCTTTTCATCAAGGGTTATTGTTGTTCCATTGACATCGAATTGTTTATTTGTTTCACAAATAGTCAGTTGAGGTGTTGGAATGTTTCCTGAAATAAGTGTAATTTTTGAAACATCATATATTTCATTTTCCAAATATATTTCCAAGTTTGATACATCTGGAAATAGATTTGTATTTCTATCACCACTATCTATGTCTAAGATGTAGTCACTCATTAAAATTTAGGGATATAATTTTAATGAATGATTTAATGTAATGTATTTGTAATTTCAATTTACTTGTAAAGGGTATGGGCAAGTGGGTTGTCCGCGAGTTGTCTTTGGGCGATCCCAAGGTCAAGGCGTGGGTTCTTATTACCCTTGTATGGGTTGAGTTGTTGATATTTAGGTTTGACATATTGTTGAGTCCAACCACCACTGACACCCCCAGTTCTACCGTCCATACGGGTATTATCGGAGCGTACAGCTGTAACCATACCATAGGCTTGGAGTGGGTTGCCACGAACATTCATACGACCAGAGTTGGGTTTGCGGTATTCAGCATTGGCACGGCGCTCACTGAGACGAAGACCGTATTGAGCAAGTTCTTCTGGTGTTCTAATTTTGTTACCTGCAGCCTCAACAAGTTTAGAGTTTTCATAAGCACCATAGAAGCTTGTAATACCTGGTTGAATATTATCCATAAATTTGTATTGACCATCGGCAACATCTGATTTGTTTCGGGTTGGACCTTGGGCAACTGTACCGTGGGGAACAAGTCTTTTGGCTGAAGCAAACTCCAAACCATCTGTTCTTGTCCCTGTTTGAGAACGATTTGTTGTTCTTTTTGTTTTTTCGTGTTCTTGTCTGACGGCAACACCATTGAGAGAGCCACCTTGTCCCTGACCACGACCAAACACAGGTGGACGTCTTTCTGGAAGGAAGGAGGTTTTCTCTGGTTTGTTGTGACCAAGTTCTGGTGTAAGCTGACCTCTCCCGCCTGAGACATCTCTGGCTGGACCAGAGCGACCTGGAAGGGTTGTGAGACGGTAGGCACCAACATTTTCTGGCATAGCACGAAACATTTGTTGGAAACCACCAACAGCTGGAACTGAAGAATCGACACCTAAACCTGGACCAACTTTTTGTTGTGGGACAGGGGAAAGGTTATTGTGAACCTGTAAATCAGATACAAAACGGTCTTTCATATCCATAACTTCACTACCGCTACTTCTTTCTTGTTTAGCAACGTCGGCGAAAACTGGCATTTCTTCGCCACTTACGAGGGCTCTTTCTTCACTGTTTATTGTAAAATCAGTGTTGAGATTAGCTTCAGTTTCAGGTTGTGAATATTGAACGGTTTCAACAGGGGCAGTAGAAACTGGTGTTCCTGTAACTACTGGTCGTCTATTGTTGACGGGTTGTTCAGACAATTTTTTACCTGTATAAACTAATCCCAATAACGCCAAAACGGAGACTGGATCTGCCATTTATTAGTTGTTGATATTTTTATTATATCGCATATCAAACAAGTCATTCTGGAGTTCCGCTCGGGAGCTTCGGGGTTCATATAAACTGGGAAGAGGAGGAGTTGGCATTGAGTTGTCAATTGGGAAAATTTGTTTTTCATAATTGTTTGTGACAATTTTACCAAAACGAGTGGTAGATTGTGGACGAAGTTCATCGCTCACATCAATGTAGGCGGCTGGGGAACCCTTACCAGCCATAAAAGGGGCTGTGCCATACAACATTGTGTTTGGACGGGAGCTGTAATCACCATAGTTCTTGCTAGTTGATTCTGGGTAAGTGAAAACAGTTTCTGTAGCTCCCCTGGTTGGGACGGCATTGTCTTCAAGACGTTGCATGTCAGGTTGCAACTGAAATGACATTATTACTATTTACTAAGATTTAATTACGCTTATTACCAGCCCAATCCAAACCTCGGAATTGTTCAAGTTGAGCACCCCGAGCATCTGGGCTACACACGGTACCATCACTCTTACACATGGGTCTAAATTTTGGTCCATACAACCATTCGGCGAAACCTGTTTGGTCACCTGGGATTGTTGTCACGGGGGAGGGAACAAATTGTCTTGCCGCGGCAGCCCTCTGCTGAGCTGGAAGTGGGGATCTTGAACGACCAGCGTCAAAAGGCAATGTGTCATCCAAGGCTTGTTTAATCAATGGTGAAACACTTTCCGCATAACAAGCAGGTGGTCTGTTAGGGTTGGCATAGTCAGACATCAACACATTACCCATGGGGTTGTCATAGGTTGGGAGCTGACAGTTCCCACGTGCTTGGTCGTCTGAGTTAGTTGGTCTAATCAAGTTTTCTTTTATCATTTTTGACTTATACATTATATAGAGGATAGCAAGCATCATAATTCCCAATACAAAAATTCTAATATCTCGTCTAAGTAAATATATCAAGCATACCGCATACACAATAAATCGTGATGTGGCATTCACTCGTTGTTCTGATGTCTGAGAGGCAGTAGGCCAAAAGCTGAGAACTCTATTGACATCAAAAAATATAGCTGGATTATCAAACCAAGTTTGTTCTTGGGGTGGAACCTCCATTTATTATATTATAGTTATTTATTTTTTCATCATTCCACCAAACAAACTCCCCATACTTTTTACCATTTGTTCCAAGGTTTCTGGGTCAATGTCATTCATCATCTTCTTGATGTCATCTCCATTGACTTGGTTCATCATTTGTGAAATATCACCAGTGTCTAGACCACCCAACATATTGGTTACATCTGGGCTAGACATCATTTTAGACACATCGCCAGCCTGTAAATTCTTGACAGCATTCATCATATCACCAGCTTGGTTTCCAACCTCGGTGCAAATTTTAAATGCCATTTCATGAAGACACAAAAGGTATTCCCAAACAGCCTTTTGGGTTCCTGACTTCGCACTACCCCAAAGGGAATCAATTTTAATATGTTTCAACACCTCGATCTTTGAGATGTCCTCAAGAATAAAGCTTTCGTCTTTGTTTTTAATCTTATCGATATAAGGCGAAAGTCCTGCAAAATACAACTCCACGAGCTTGCGGGGGTTTGTATCACGGAGAAGTTCAAAACTGGTTTCGAATTGCTTAAGACCTGCAACCTTTTCTGGGAATGCAAGTTTAAGCTTTCCGATGAACTCTTCCATCACAAGAATAAAACCATTAACAGAGACGGAAGCCATTTTTTATACATATATATTACTCAAAATCTTTAAGTCTAGAATGGCTCTGTAGAAATCATTTCACGCTGAGATATACCTTGATCTATAATAAAGTATACCATAGCAGCATTAAGAGCAGCTGGCTTGAGGTAAGCATTTAGCTCTTTTTTGGGTTCATTATTAAGTTGTTCCTTGATGTAGAGGTAGGCAACTGTCATACCCGCGGCAACCATGGCGGCGCCCATTGGGTCTCGGAGTGTCTCACTCAATTCCATTTATATATATTGGGGTTTTTTTGTGCGAGCGTCGGGGGCATCATCGAACAAACTATCATCCCCATCATCTTCTTCTGGGGTGTCACTGGTTGGAATTGTTTTAACACCAACCTCAGTTTCAAATGGAACACCTGAGGGATCTGACTCAACTTCAGGAGTTTCTTCCTCATCTCTAATCTCCTCTGGGGCATCAACTGGGGCACCATTAGGGTATTCATCCAATGGTGGTGGAGATGGAATACCTCCATCCTCTCCGCTTTCAACTTCTCCCTCACCTTCTTGTTTTTCTTCACCATAGCTTTGTTCCAAGTCATCATCATCCACTGGTTCGCTTTCCTCAACATCCAATTCATTTCCACCACTTTCTTGGGGTGTCATATAAGTTGAGAGGATTTCTTGAACTGGGATACTTTGTTTAATTGTATCCAAAATAATTTTTCTAAAACGCTGGTCCAATTGCTTGTTTCTCTCATATTCAGATTGACTTGTTGTAAATACATATGGGTCATCATACAAATCTTTAGCAGCGTTGTTATAAACGGTCTGAATAAACACATCGTTTGTTGGAAGTTTTAGGGACAATTTTCTGTTACCTGATTGAATACGAACAGCTGACAAAATCTTAACATTACTCACCAAAACAGCAGCCAAAAGCTCACTGAATGAAGAATAAGTTCCTTCAATTTCAGATGCCCTAGTACGAGACATTGTATTAGACCAACTTGGAACTTCCTTCAACAAACTTTGGAACATCTGAAGAACCTTTCGTCCTTTAGACATTCGTTGGGATTCCATAAACATTTCGTGAAACACTTTTATCATAGGTTCCATCATAACTGTGACCATTATGCCCTGGTATTCATCTTTAGCTTCTACCAATACACTGAGGTTCTGATCCATTTATCATAAAAGTGTGTTTTTTTTGAGGGGTCATTACGCACCCGTTATCGTTTATATTTGGCTGCAGCCTTTTTCAGGTTCATTAGGGTTGGCATATCATATTCATCTTCTTGTTCTGGTTCTGGTTTTTTAACTTCCATTTTTTTTGACCTCTTCTGAATGTTCCAGGCAATATACATGCTATATGTATCAACTATAGAGGTTTCAAAACCACCATTTGAAAATTGGCGTCTTAAATACTCAGCTGCAACTGCTCTATCAAATGTTGGATACCCAAAAACAGTACTTGGAACGGTTAATATAGCACATTTATAACCCATTTCCGTGCTTAATTTTATTTTCCTACAAAACTGTTCATATATCTTCTGATAAATCTCTTTACGAATTCTTTTTCTCTCGTAATCAACTTTCTGAACATCGCTTACTCGCAACATCTCATAGTAGTGTCTTATCTTTCAAGAACTTTATTTCTTTGGTTCTCCCACGCAACTTTATCAAAATATTGACGGTTCAAAGCTGTTTTTTCTTTGATTATCTCATACTTTGTAAATTCACGACCAGTGCCATCTGTAACATATGGTGATACATTAGTTGGAGAATCAATACCCAAGGGTTGGGTTCTCGCACTTAATATCTGAGCGGTTCTGTAATCCGCATCAACGGTTACAGCAAAACCATAAGCAAATCCCTTGTTTCTAACACACATGAACATCACACGAACAACCTCCCTGAGTGGACCCTTAAATTGTTTTATCTCACTTGTCTCAATAATATAACAACAATCATCGATTTTTTCTTGAATGTATTTATTGGCATTCAAAATTATCTCTTGGAGGTGGTGGGGTCCAACTTTAACAGGAACCTCTTCCATCCCTGATGTGTTTGTAAGTTCATCGTTGATTAACAAATACTCAGCTTCCTTTTTGTGACCTGAAAGTCCAAACCGTTCAACAAATCCTTCCTTCTGGGTTATAAGAATTAACATCAGGATAATTAGAAAAAATATGAAAACATTCATTTTACTATTATGCGTTATTTTTTTTTACAATTAAAAAATAAACTAATACAAGAGATGTCTTGTATACTTGTATTCAGTCCCAAGTGTTCACATTGTAATGACTTGATTGCATATTTGAAAAAACATCCACACTTCACAAACCTGGTAAAGTATCATAATATCAATACACAAGGAATACCACAGAGTATGAAACAACATATAAAATCTGTCCCAACAATGTTTACAAAAAACGGTAAAGTATTAGTTGGAAAAGAAATTCAAAATTGGCTTAATTCTCTACTCCCAAACAAAGAATTAACAAACCATAATTTTCGTGGGGGATTTGGAAACTTTTCATCAATTGATGGGGAGGATGACACGGAAATAGGTTTTGATCTTGAAAACTATGGACAATCCCTCCAGCCAGCGATGACACCACAACTTGAAGCCCGAATATCACAGGATGTTAAGGATGCATATTCGGATGCTGAACCATCAAATCAATTAAAGATTTAAAGA